AGCGTATTTTCAGTTGTTTCGTGTGATAGAAGTTCAGACACACCACAAGAAGAACCAAGAACAATAGAAGTGCCTTTTACAGAAGAATTGAAAGGCTCTTATATCGTTCATTATAAAAGCACTCCATCAGGCTGGGAAGCTGTTCCTGCTGGAAAATACAAATTAGAGTTTAGAGAAGGGAACATCATATACTGGACAGATGAAAACGGGGAACACTCTGATTTTTTCCCAAACCCTGAAAATAGATTTCCATACGCAGGAAGAAGCAAAAACAAACTCTTGTTTTATGTTTGGGAAAACAAAGAATACAGAGGCTCACAATATTTAGAAGTAGTAATGATGATTCAAGATTCAAATGGTATTAAGTCAATATTCAGGTACTACTGCACCAAACAAAGATAAAAAACAAAACACCTAATTAAAGGTGTTTTTTTATTCCCATAAACAGGGATGTTCGGTAGTAAGATACCATTCTAATTCTCCTTTTTCGTTATAAAAACCTCGCTCGTGGGCTATATCGTTAGGGTTTTCGCCCTTTGGCACATAAGCCACCACAAGACCTCTATCATCAAAGATATGATAGATAAACAAGCGCCCATCTTCATTAAACTCTCGGAGCATAGCGCACTCGCTCTTGGTTATCGGTTTGCTGCAATTACACGCCATTGTTTATAATATCTAATATCTTTTTTCTTATCTCTGGCTTATTGTCCAACTGAAACTGATAGCCTTGCTCCTCGGTTACCCCCAAGTGCCTCTTTCCAAGTTTGCTGTGCAGCCATTGAGCTTTTTCATTCTGCAAATCATTCTTGAAGAAGATAACCGCTGGATGTATGATAATATCTACAAAGTTTTGATATTGTCCAGTCACTCGCAAATCCCAAAAACCCCTATTATTTGGATTAATAGAGGCTTTGAAATGTGCATATTCAGGGTTTTGATAGGGGGGCATATCATTACCCTCGCTATCTTTCCCCTGCATAAGGTTTTCCTTATTTAGATTTATCAGCTCCTTTTTTCTCCTTTCCATTGTCGTCCGCATTATCTCCGGCAACGCTCTTTTCGCTGCCTGAATGCGCTTCAGCAATGTTATCGGATTGATTAGTTTCTCGCTCATTTCTAAATAAAGGTTTCAAGCTTTTCTCTACATATTCCTCGTTAAGAGTAGGGTATATCCCTAAGATGTATTCCTTGGCTTCTTTCTTACTTTTGAAATTTTCCATGTTTCCAAAAGTATAAGCCCCAATTTTCAGTTCCATTATACTACGGATTTAAGTTCACTTTCCCCTGTGTAGTAGTTCGTGTCAAGGCTGATTACTCTCAATCCATTATCAGAAGTAATGAACCTCACTTTCTTACCAGTAGCAAGAGCCGAGTGAGTAAGAGTATATTCCTGCGCTGATGCATCGTAAGCAACATTCGTGATGTTACCAATCACTCCATCTTCCTCTATCTTCCACTTACCAGCATCCGTAAGCCCTGTTACATTAGCATTGGAGAACGCTTCTGTTACTTTCACTTTGGTAGTTGTCGCAGTGTTTGTAAGCACCCCAGTAGATACTGCCAACTTAATGATTGGGTTAATCTCATTGAAAGAAAACTCATCACTTTCAAACACATTTTCAGACTTCTGCCAATAAATCATAGCATCAGGTAAGATGTCCACTTCTAAAGTAGAACCTGACACTTCCGAAGTAGTTTTTAACTTCTTAACTCCCACGAACAATTTACAAGCAAAGCCCATTAACTTACCATTTGCTTTAATCGCAAAAAGCGCAGAACCATCTTCAAAGATTGGCACAAAGCTGTAATTATCGCTGTTGTCCAATTTTGCCAATTCATTTTGGAACGAAGAACCTTTATCAAAGGTAAATCTATACCCTTTTGTCCCAGGGATTGAACGGCTTCTCTCTTTTCTTACAGATGTGTTGTAATCTGCCTCTTGGTCGTTATCTTCCACATTGAAGAAAGATATCTTACCAATGAATTTATCTTCTTGGATAATCTTATCCAACGCTGTCTTATTGAAAGTTGCAGGGTCTATTTCCACTCTTCTGTCAAGAAGTGCAAACCCTGTAACCAATTTCTCTCCACAAAATGCACCTCCAAGTCGTGCTATCATCTCTGCTGAACCGCAGAAGCTTTGTTTTAACATAAGTTTTTAAATTTTAAATGGTTTAACATTTACGCATTCATTGTCTATATTCAGACTGATATCCAGCACTATCGCATCCCAAATGTCAGGCGTAGTGGTCGTTTGGCTTCCTCTCTTGTTACCGTAGTCCCTCTCTCTACTCGCTAATTCTGAAATATCATTGAAAGGCAGTGACACAAACGAATAGTTATCCTCCTCAAAAGATACTCCGTTAGTCTTTCTTATCTTATCCAAGAATGAACCGAGTAAAGGCAAAAGCACTTCCTTAAAGGTAGATTTAAACCTGTCTTTGTAAAAGGCGTGTTCCGAACCCAGTGTAATGAAGAAGAATCTCATACCTTTGAGTTTGGTTTTTTGTCCCTTTACATCGTGAATTACGCTGTATCCTGTTTGCAGCCAAATGACAGGGTATTTCTGTTTCTTACTTTGTAACAATTTCCAAAGTTCAAACAAATCCGCCTCGCCATAGTTAGCCGTGTATTCCTTGCCTTTGAAACTCACTTTAAAGGCATCTTCAAACATGTTATACAGCAATAAATTGTGGTTTATCATCATAGCCCAAATTCATTTGTTATTTCCCCACCGAATTTCAGATAATTAGCATCAAACAGAGGATAGTTCTCTACATTATCCAAAAGATACCTCACGAGCGAAACATAGCCACTTGTAGGTTTAAAACCGCGGTAGTCTATCCCTCTTCCTAAATTCCAATAAGGGTTTCCCTCCAATGTCAATCCGCTTCTGTCACTCCTTACTTCTCCGTATAACTGATAGATGAAATCGTTATATATCCTCGCCATTTTAGGAGAGATGCTTACCGCGGTGCCTACTTTTGTATCTATCTTCGTTTGCCCAAAAGCCGTAGTTTGGGTTACATTGTGCATATTATAGACTACATAGACTATATATGCCAGTAGTGACTCCTTTTGTTTTTCTTGGATTAAACCTTTCCAAACCAAAGTTTCCTCCCTGCCGTTAGTCTCACTGGTGTAGGTCTTGCCGTATAGCAAGTCCTTATAATTTTGTGGTAGGTTGGTGGAATCCTCCTCATATTTAGTCTTGAAATCAAGCCACATTTTGACACCAAAACTGAAAGACAAAACTTCTTCCTCTACCTTGTCAATCAATTCATCTAAATTCACCGCAGTGGTGTTTTCATCAGGATTTGGCTCATCCAAGTTGGGAATAAGCAAATCTCCTTTAAAATATGTTTTGTCTATCAGCATTTAGTATCTATTTTTCAGCTTGTTCTGTGTCTTTACCTTCTTCTACATTTGCAGGTTTTTTACCTTTACTTTCTTTGTCTGTTGGCTCAAAAAGTTCAGCTTCTAAACCAGCCTGTATTACAGTCTCATCCAAGATGTCTAAGACTGCCCCTTTCTTATGGTCGCCCCATTCTCTTAACAATTTTACTTCCATATCTGTTTATGCTTTTGTAATTCCTGTTTTGATTGTAGCAATGTCATCGTAGATGAATGCTTTTTCATCCAGTTTCTTCACGAATGCGTGGAATCTTGATTCTCCCAAGATGACAAATTGGTTCTTGATGAAGTCATCATTTATCCATCCAATTCTCACTGTGTAAGAAAGGTAGTCAGTGATGTTGTACTTGCTAAGGTCTCCCACGAAGATTTTACCTTGTGGAATAGACTCATCAGACTTGATAACCATTCCACCGATTACCACCGTGTTAAATAGTGATGCTGTTGGGTACAATGGTCTTCCATCGTTGTCTTTTGCTGCCACTAATTCCAAGTAGAAATCCACTGGATTTACAAGCACCAAGTTTGCCATATATGGAGTTTCATCCTCGTAGTTGTGAGTAGTAGCGATGTCCGTTACTGCTGCATTCACTACATCCATAAAGTTAGGCTTTGTAACTTTTATTGACATAGGACCAGCTACAAACGCACGACCATATTTAGTTGCTCCTTTTGGATTTTCTCCTGCACCATCACCGAACAAGATAGCCTTGTTTTTGAATAGGTCGTGTTTCTTTTTCAAGTAATCTTTTGCTACGCCCTCTAATCCTTTGATGTCGTAAACAGATTCTTCTGTTAAGTGCATCCAAGCAGCGATTTTCTTTGGCTTTGCAAATTCTGTTGATACCTTGAAGTCAATCTGTGGCTTCTTGTTACCCTCTGCCACAAACTCGTAGTTTCCGTCCTTTGGAACTACCTCTGTATAAGCATATACAGGCTGTGAAGTAGGTAATACAGACACGAAGTTCTCAATGTCCATTCCACGAAGATTAACATTAGAAACAGGTGCGATTTGTGTTCCTAAAATGTTAGGAGCTGTTCCCAATGTTACAGAGCCAGTAGTGATTGGCGCCGCTTGTTTTAACTCAATCTCCACCACACCTGATTTAGACTCGTAAGCCTTTTTAATCGCCTCGTGGTTTCTTTTTATCACTTCTATGAAAGCCTCCTCTGTAAGACCTCCCTGTGTAGCCTTAATTTCTTCTACGATTTTAAGCACATCGTCAATAGACTGCTGTGTTTCTTTCTCTTTTTCAGAGATAACATTTTCAAGCCCAGTTTTTAAGGCTTCCAATTCTTGTTCTCTTTGGCTTTTTTCAAAAGCCTCTTTGTCAGTGAAATACTGTTCTTTTTCCCCATCTGACATCTTTGCAATCTCTGTTAAAGATTTCTTTTTAAAATTCATCTTGTAAATTTTTAAAGGGTTACTAAATAATTTTCAATCACACTTTTAGGAGTGGAATTATCCGAGTCCTCTTTTGCAGTAGAAGTGTCAGCGACGGGTTCTACAAATATCGTTGGAGTGGCGAAGTTGCTGCCTTTTACAACAGCACTTCCCTCTATTATCTTTTGTTCTGTTACAGCCCAGAAGTAGCCGTATTCATCTACATCTTCCTTATTTACAATATCATTGTAATATTTATCCCAAACAGCTTTTTCCTCTGCATCCCATTCAGCCTCTGAATTGATAGCGAGTTCCAGCTGAATGTAGTGAAGCCCTGCCGAATGCTCCTTTACATAGCCTTTGGCATACTGCTCAAACATGTAAGGATTTCTTTCCTTTTTCAGCGTGGCATAGAATACCAAGCATTCTGTTTCTCCCAAGTAATTAAAGCCTAAATCCTTCCAGTTGAATTTTTCTACTCTCACTTCCACTTCATCACTGATGATATTCTCAAAATTCATCTTGTGTTCTTTCAGCAGGTAGATATTCTTGGAGTTTTTGGCTGTTCTGTTCCAGCTTCCATTGATGGAAACATCGCCGTGGGAATCATAGATGTTGGTAGAGTTGATAACTGCCTTTATTCTGATAGTATTTACATCATCAGGTGTTGTTCCTGCTGTTTTAATTGCTTCGCCCTTTTCATTCACAGCAAAAGAAAGCGCAAAAGGGTCTGACAACTTTGTCGCCATTTTCTTCTGTGAAATAAGGAAATTCTTATTCTCTTTTAAGAATTTGAACATATCCTCTTTGGTCTCAAATGTTCTATTAGGTATCTCTTTTGCTGTTATCATTTCTTTACGATTTGGTTTTTCTCTAAAATCTTCTTTTTGTCTTTCAGGCTCTGCACCAATTTAGGATTGGTTTTAGGGTCTTTCAGTTTTTGCTCTATTTTTTCTATTTCTTTTTTCATCATTCGTTATTTATAAAATCCTCAAAACCTCTTTCTTTGACAAATTGCTCAAAGTCATTACTTACGCCTAATTCCTGCGCTTTTTCAAACGCTCCTAAAAGCGATACCAACGCTTCTGCTTTGAATTTAAAGCCCTCGTTTTTGAGTTTGGTTTTAATGGCGATTACACTTGGCAGGTGGTCGTATGTTCCTATCAGCCTTGTTCCTCGCTCCTTGAAGTATTTAGGCGACTTGTTGGTCAGTTCTTGAAGCCAGTTGTCTGTGATAGTCTTTACATTGCCTAAAATGAATTTAGCTTCTGCAAACTGCTGGTTTTCATAGGTGCTTCCACCGAAAAAGTCTTTTGGAATTAGGTACCTGTTTCGGATGTTTTCCTTGGCGTTTTCCTGCATTTCTATGGTTTGCAGCTTCTTATTGTCCCTTGTGAGGTCTAACCTTTCCAGTGTTTCGTTCGTAGCGATAACATCGCCAGCCTTACCCATTCCAGCGCCATATCTTCCTCTTCCGTTGAGTTTACTTTCTATATCGTTCTTTTGGTCTCCACTCAATGGTGCAATCCCTGCCCCTGTTGCCTTTCTGCTGATGATAGAATTTACAGGATTAGAAGTAAGGAAACACATCATATCCTCGCTATTAAGGATTGTCTGAATAGAGTAGAGGATAGAAGAAATCCTTGATATAGGATTGAAATACATGTTCTTTACCCCATCTCCTCTGTAATTCTTCCTTGCTATGGTATCGTAGAAGAACGCCAACTCGTGTAGTTCTCTTGTTCTCTGCACACCATCAGCAAGGGTTTCTATTACCTTTAAAGTCTTTATTTTATCCCTTGTAAGCGTGTAAGGGTCTTTTATCTCTGGAAATTTGATATTGTTAAACTCCAAGTTGTAAAGTGAAGGACTCGCCCTTAAATTGCCGTTTTTAAAGAAATTGCCATATTGGATAGACATCCCAGTAGTGAGTAGATTAACCACCATTTCTTTGATGAAATCGGTCTGGTTTTGAAACTCGTTCGGCTCGTTAAGGAATTTCAGATATTCGGAATTTTCCACCGCCTCGCCTTTGTCATCCACTTCTTGGATTCTTACCTGCGAAGCAAAATCTGCATATAGATTGATGCAGTCGGACAGGAAAGTGCCGTCTATGTAGTAAGCCTTATAGTCTTCCTTTGGCGAAAAGTAAGTTTTCCCTATTCCCAAGAACGATAACACGCCCATACGCTCGGTTTCGTAGTTGTAAGAGTGTGTTCCATTGCTCAACCTTGCATAGATAGGCGCAACACTACTGCCCATAAACGCAGACTTAAAAGCCGATATTCCGTTGTCTATTCTCGTTAAAATTCCCACAGCAACATTCTTTTGACAAATATAATATATTATTCTTATTTAGACTAAATAAAAATAAGTAAATTTGTGAGGGTAATAAAAACACAAATGAAACTTTACAAAGATTCCAAGGAACTGCCACTATTCAACTATGAAAGAATCACAGAAACAGGCGATTATAATTATATGATAAAGGGATATGATGGCGAGGAATTGGAAGAAGACAAAGAGCAACAGGAGATGCTGAAAAGTAAGTTTAACGACATCATCCGAGAGTATAGCATATCCATTAACGCCAAGACCAACGACCTTCTTATGCTGGGAAGTGCAGAGATAGCGAAGATTAACTTTATCAAATTCACTACACTGCTGGCAATCGTGGAGATGAAAGAAAGACAGAATGCTTTAAGGCAGGAATTGGGACTACCTGAACATTGGGAGGATATGAAAGAAGCCCTCGCGCAAATCAAAATCCGTAAGAGCGACAACCTGAAAGAACAGAAGAAATACATAGAGGAAAGAATAGCAATGTGGCAGACCAACCTTGATAAGGCAGTGAAGAACATTGAAAACAACAAGAAAGAAGCACAGGACAAAGAGCCAGTCAATATCAACGATGCTATTGTGAGTATTGAGATGGTGCTGGAACGAACAATAGACCTTAATAAGACCAGCCTTTATCGATTTGGGAAGATGCAGGAAATGGCGATAAAGAAAGTAGAATTACATAACAAAAAATAAAACCTTATGAGTGATAAATTAGCCGTAATTCAGGCGGAGGAGACCGTAAAAGAACTGGAAAAGTTAGAGAAAGAAGTGTCAGACCTTATAGGTGTATTCGACAAGTTAAACACTGCCGTAGACCAGACCAACACCAAACTGAACAGAGGAACACCAAAAGAGACCATTGAGGGAATTAAAGACTTGGACGGCTATTCCAAAGAGTATATGCGAACGCTCAAAGATATGGCGACCATAGAGCAGAAAACACAGCAGATAAGACTGACCAATGCAAGAATAACCACCGAACAGGTGCGAGCAGCAAAGGAATTAGCAAACCAGCAGAATGCCGAAGCACGAGCGAAGAAGCAAGTCCTATCATTGCAGGAGAAACAGAAAAAAATCATGTCTGAAAGTATAGACCCCTATAAAAGGTTTACAAAACAGGTGTTGGATGCCAAGAACAAAGCAAAAGATTTGGCAGCGCTGATGCAACTTTTAGAGCATGATTTTAAAGATGGTAAGATAGGGGTTTCTGCCTATGAGAAAGAACTATCTAAACTATCCAAAGAATTTACAGAGGCAAAACTCAAAGCCGTAGGATTAGACTCTGCGCTGAAAAAGATAGACAAAAGCGTAGGCGACAATCAGCGAAATGTAGGAAACTACCAATCAGCACTCAACGGAATGGGTGGTGGCTTTGGTGGAATGATGAGCCGTGCTGGTTCTATCGCTGGGGGTATTCTTATGGCAGATGGTGCAAGAATGCTTGGAGACATTGCTACTCAATCTTATGAGACCGTTCAGAAACTCAATGCTGTGAATTACGCAATGAAAGAAGTCTTCCAAACAGAGGAAGAAGTAGGTTATCAAAAAGAGTTTCTTTCAAGTGCTGCCGAAAAATACGGATTGGAACTTATCAGCCTTACGGATTCCTATACCAAGTTCAGCGCGGCAACAAGGAATACCAGTTTAGAGGGCGAAAAAGCCAAAGAAATATTTGATGCCTTTGCTGGCGCTGGTGCTAAAATGGGGCTTCCTACCGAACGGATACAGGGAATTTACACAGCCTTGGAGCAAATGGTATCCAAAGGGAACATCCAAGCAGAAGAATTGAGAGGGCAGTTAGGGGAAAGGCTCCCTGGGGCGATGAAGATATTCGCTGATGCTATGGGCGTATCTACTTCTGAATTGGATGATATGCTGAAAAAAGGACAAGTGGTAGCAGGGGAAGTGTTGCCGAAAGTAGCCGAACAGCTTAAAAAAGTCTATGGACTTGATGCTGTTGATAGAATAGACACCCTCGCAGGCGCACAAAACAGACTTAAAAACCAATGGACAGAGTTTTTAGATACCCTCGCTACTAACAAGGATTTTATCAATGCTATTTCTGATGTTTTGGAAATCGCCAAAGGTCTATTGGAAGAGTTTCTTGATTTAGCCATTACAGGAGGAGCAGATGGCGTGAGTATAATGGGCGAACTGAAAGATGTCTTTGAAGCTGTGGGAGATGTTCTTAATGCGCTGACAGGAAACCTATTTGACAACGGCAAAGGCTGGGATTTGGTTAATCTCGTGGTTAATCAGGTTAAAACCAATCTCGTGGCTATTAGCACTGTTATTAAACTTGTTATCAAGGGTATAGAGTATTTTGTGAAATCTATCAAAGATGCCATATTCGGAACAGAGGATGCTATCAAGATGCTGGGAGATTTTGGCTCTATCATTGACAGTACGAAAGAGAAACTATCAAGTCTAAACAAAGAAAATACTGCAATACTTTCAGGAGATGAAAAAGCATTGAAAAACCTTGAAAATCAAAAGGAATTAGAAAATAAACTTATTGAAGCAAGAAAGAAAGGGCAGAAATACTTTGTTCACAATAACTTTTGGAGAGAAACGGCTGCGAACGGAAAATTCACTAATAAAAGAGCCAATGAATACACTTATGTAGATGGTGAACTTGTTCCAAGAAGCAGTGTGAAAGTAGTAGACCCGCCAAAGGCTGGTAAAGAGCAGAAAAAGAAAAAGACACCAAAAGGCAGGGTAAAGAAAGAGAAAACACAGGAGCAGTTAGACAAAGAAGCATTTGACAAGGCTCGTAAAGATTTGGATTTTGAACATAACAAACTATTGGAGGAGTTCCGAAGACAGCGTGTAGAGGCTCAAAATGAACTTACAGGCTATGACCTACTCGTAAAGGAAATAGAAATAGATGGGCAGGTTATCAAAGAAAAGGATACATACTACACCAAACTGCTTGACCTTGCAAAGAAATACAAGCAGGAGCAGAGGGAAATAGAAGTGCAGAAATCCAAAGACCTATTCGATGAAAACGAAAGCCAGCAGGATAAGATGAGGCAACTCAACCAAGCGCTGTTGGAGAAAAGCCAAAAGGAAATAGAATATATCAAACTTCTTGGTCAAGAAACTGCCGAATATAAGAAGCAGATGATAATGAACGACAAGAGTATATCCTACAAGGATAAGCAATACTTCTTGGAGTTATTAGAATACGACACCACCATAGCAGTCAATAAGAGAGAGAAAGAGAAACTACTACTGCTAAAACAACAATTAGAAGCAAAAAGGGCGCTTCTACAAGAGCAAGGCAAAGACCTTAACGAAGATGAAAAAGTTCAACTCGCACAGACAGACTTGCAGATAACGCAGCTGGACACTTCCATAATGGAAAATGAGAAGAACAAAGCCAATAAGATGTTTCTGCGCCTCGTGGAGGGATTAGAGCCACTGAAAAACTTGGTAGAGCAGAACTTGGCAGACTTGGGATTGGATGCTGTAAGTAAGCAGTTTTCTGACCTATACAGCAAGATTTTACAGCAAGGTAAGGACTTCTCTATGTCTTTCGCTGACTATATGAACACAGCCACAGCACTAATCAGTGACTTTGCAGGAAAAGCAATAACATCAGGCAAGGAGCGAACTATCGCTGAACTTGATGAGGAACTTGAACGCTCGAAGATGATAACCGAAACAGAGTTAGGATTTATTGACAAAAGACTTGATGCACTTAATGGTTTATCTGAACTTACCGAGGAGCAAATCGCCGAGCGTAACGCCTTGGAAGATGAAGCAATGGTAATCAAGGAACAGCAGATGCAGAAAGAGAAAATGATACAATCGCAAAAGGCAAGGGCTGAACAAAGGGCGCAGGCACAACAGGCACTGATGAACGGAGCATTGGGAGCAACGCAGTCTATCGCACAACTTGGTGTTCCTTTTGGTCTCGTTCCTGCTGGAATTGCACTTGCTTTCGGTGCGTTACAAGCAGGGCTGATTATGAGTAAAAACCCAGTGCCACAATATTTCGTTGGAACGAAAAACGCACCACAAGGCTGGGCTTGGACAGATGAGCGAGGAGCCGAAATCCATACCGATAAGCACGGAAACATCAAGGATTTAGGAAGCGACAAAGGTGCAAGGCTGAAATATTTGGAGCAGGGCGACCGAATTTACACAGCATCGGAAACTCGCAAGATATTGGAGAACATCAAAACACCTGCGCTGGATGATGTTCTACTATCTAACGGCATTGTTAAGAATATCCAAGTGCCGATGAATATCAACACGCCAGCAATAGACTACGACAAGTTAGCGACTAAAATAGGCGAACAGCAAGACCGAGTGATGAGGAAGTATGATAAGACCAGCGTATTTGAACTTAACGGCTACATATACACCCAAAAAGGCGGACAAATACCAGTGGCAGTAAGTAGAGTAAAGAAAACTAAAAACATTGTTAAAATAAAGGGAAATGAAAGGGATTAAGAACATACAATACCAAAGTAGAGTAGGGCAGATATTCCGATTGGAAGTGCTGACAGGGAAATATGCAGGGATACACGAAATACAAGAGCCTGATGGATTCGATGCCTTGGATATCAGCATCGATGTAAACGAGGAATATTACAACATTGATAACTTTATTCTTGGCGAAACTTCCAAGATAAAGATATTGGAATACAACGATAAGGAAGCCTTTAACATCATCAAGGGTGTGTATGATGAGCAAGGAGGAGATGGGCAGATTATATTCAGGTGGTATGTTGTCCATAATGGCGTGGAGAAAGACATCTTGGGCGCTGGCTTTGAAATTAACCTCAATAAATACCAGCTTAACTACGAAAACAGCCAGCGAGTGATAGAGTGCGAAATCAAGAAGAGGGAAGCGCAGAATAAATTCTACACTCGTGAGGATACCACGATAAACCTATTCGCCAAGAAGAATTTAGATGAAAACCCAATACAGCCGATAGGAAGCCGTGAGATTATCTTAAAGGCAGAGGAGGAAAAGGTGGAGACTGCGTGGGGAATGAAAGAATATTCACAAAATGAAGATTGGTTTACTTTTACAGAATGGATGAAACGATTTCATAGTGTAATAAATTATACCATTTATCATACTCCTACAAAAGCATTCCCTATATTATATCCTGTTGCAGACAGAAGACAAATAGGGCAATTTTTTGGTCAATATGGTGGATATTTTGAACATCTTTCTCCTTCCCAAGCTCGGAAAGAATTGAAAATTGGAAGTTCAAAATACCATGTTCGTTATTGGGCTGGAGATAATGAACTGCCTTTGCTTTATACAAATGCAAACTTAAAGAATGTTATGTTATCTATATCAAATATTCATTTCAAAGCCCGTAGGGTTATAGATTATGATATTCATCGTAATTTTGCTGCAAGTCCACGAGGAACTTTAGAGGTAAAAAAAGCAGTTCCTTTAACCTTTCGTCTATTAGCAGAAATAGAATACGGAGGTGGGGGAATACACCAAAGACATACGCTACACATAGCATCATCCGAGCCGTTGGAAGGAACAGACTTTAGGCAAATATATTTTAAGAATAAAGAATTTGACCTTGGCGATATTCCAGCAGGTAGTAAAGTGTGGGTGTATCTTTCATTCCCTGAAGGTTACGAACGATGCCAGTTCTTTTTTGGAAAAACTACCAGCTCTATTACCATATCTTCCAGCATCGATAAACTCGGCAGGAAGTCCAAGGTGGTAAGCCTTTTTGATGCTATTGACAAAGTGGCAGAGAATTATTCTGATGGAAAGATAAGATTAAAGTCTGCCATACTTTCAGAGGGAGGAAAATATGCCAATCAATATGTAGCAACTGGCGCCTTTCTTCGTGGCGTGGCGAATATCTTTTTAGGCGAAAACAAAATCAACACCTCGTTCAAGTCGCTATTCTACGAGGGTGCTGCGCCACTATTAGCCCTTGGCTTTGATGTTATAGAAAACCAACTGATAGTAGAGGATATAGACTACTTCTTTAAGGATGTTCAGGCTTACGACCTTACAAGTAAAGACTTTGTTCAAGAGAATTTGACCATAGAGAACGACAAGGATATAAGTTATAATAACCTGATATTCGGCACAAAGAAATATTCTACCAAGAAGAAAGGGGATATTTTCAACTTCAACACGAAAATGGAGTGTTCCACACCGATAAAGTCTGTAAAGAAGAAACTTGACAAAACCACAGGCTTTATCATCGATGAGTATAAAATCCAAGACCTGCTGGATGATACCAACGACAACACTAACGACAACGATGATGATTTGGTATTGATAGACACTGTTACAGGAAGTTATGTAGATTCAGGCTCTTATCCTGATGTTATACACTCGGATGCTGGGGGAGTGCTTACCCTTACGGCTTCAAAGTCGCCTTGGGATACCCTACCGTTCAAAGTAGGAGATAAAATAAAAATCGTAGAGGGGCTGAATGTTGGAGAATACACAATACTCGCTATCAAGTCCCACACACTTACCCTTGACAAGCGAGTAGGAATAGAACAGGGAACAATCCTTACCAAGATAGAACACACGCTGACCGATGTAATCAAGAACAGAAACGCCACGGCAACAGATGGATTTATTTCAGCCGAGGGCGTAAAGAACAAACGAACAGCCGTAAATCTATACCACAATCCAAAATACCAAATGAAAAGGTGGTTCCCTCTCTTTGGTGGTGGATTGTCCAAGAAACCTAATGGTGAGAATGTCATCGTAACGAACTACAAGAACAACGGCAAAATAGAAGTAGAGCCTGACACGGATAAAATCCCACATCTGCCAAAAGAGAAAGATGTTTTAAATGAAAATATCAATCTTGAAAGGTTAAGGAGGTCAAGCCGTGTGCTGTTCGGCACGGAAAACATAGAGATAACCCTCACGAATGTATCTTTTGAGGAGTTCTACAATCTCTACAATCGCTGGCGAGTAGGCGAGGATATCTACACAGGGGAGAAGATACCGAGCAGAGGGTATATAGATGTTTATATTAGTGGCGAAACTTACAGCATCTATCCTTTCGGCACGGAAGCCCTGCAATACGATAAAGGCGCTAATGAACTAACCATAAAAGGGAAAATCAAAAACTCTAAATGGGGAAGAAAGATATTCGATAAGACATTCGACGACACCTTTGAATAACAAAAAGCCCTGCCACAATCGGCAGGGTTCATTGTGTAAATAAGTCGTCAAACAATAACTACACAACATTTAATAATTCTTTTCCTATATCTTTTATTCCGTTTACAATTCTTTCTCTTTGTTTTGGTCTTGGGTTTCTGTGCCCTGACATGTAGTGACCTAATTGTTTTTGGTTAATTCCTGTTACCCTTGAAAGCGCTGCACGAGTAAGGATACCATCATATTTGTGCAATATAGCAGATATTTGTAATTCAAATTCTAATTCATAGTCGCCAGCCACAATATAATCAGGCAACTTATCGCCATCTTCCAAAGACTCCTCCACATGAAATTTAAAAACTTCCGCGAAACTCTTTTTTAATTCTTCTAAATCCTTGTTAGTATCTATCACAACGCCGTTTATACTATCACAAACAGCAGAATAATTATTTTCTGACCAACCTACTAATACTTTTACTTTTTCCATTTTTATTGTTGATTTTTTGCGGGGCTTATTTCCACCCCGCTTGTTTAAAAATACTGTTTAATAACTCTTGGCTTAATGTGTCACTTGACTTTCCGTTTACTGTTACTTTCCCTTTCTTTTCAGGATGTTTAAATTGTCTGTGACTGCCTTTCTGTGCTTTAAGATACCACCCGTCTTTTTGGAGCATCCTAATAATTTCGCTTACTTTTAATGACTTCATTTGTTTGTTATTGTTTGACAAGTCAAAGATAGTAAAAATTCTATCATTATACAAATATTTCTGCAACTTTTTTCAAAAAATTTTCCCTTAACTTAAAACATTATCCCAAGATATTCCTTTATCCCCCAAATACAATACTCGGTGGCGTTCATATAGTGGTCGTTTCTTTTGATAGGCTTCTCGGTAGGTTGTCCGTTGATAAATTCGTATTCGTAGTTCTGATATTCATTATCAAAATCGCCATCATCTACATAGTATATTCGTGCATTGTTGATAAAGTCAAACCTTGCCTTGTAGGTGGGCTTGGAAGTCGGCACAGCGTTGATTGCGTATAACGTTCGTAAATCATTGGTTAGACTTATCTCGCTCCCTGGTTCCCTATCGGCACTATCAGCCCAAACAAAGGTTACATTACCAATAGGAACACCAGCATATTTAAGGTGTTCGCCGAGCGGTCCCTCCATTTGGCTCATAGGTTTGTAGAGTAGTGGGCGAATGTAGAATGATTTGTCGCCATCATACATCACTTCCACACAGGCGGTAGGATTGGCGAAACCATAGTCTAATCCGTAATATTTTCGGTAGCCGTGCTTTGCGACTTCGTTATATTGATTAAGGCTTATTACTTTCCAATTCTTGTAAATCTTATTCGGTTTCTCGGACTTTTGCCCAAGACCATAAACAAGCCAGTGATACTCGGAAGCAGAGCCTACATCTTCGTTGTATCTGCATCTTTTAAGTTCCTTGATTTGTTTTGGTGTAAGATTTAAAGGATTAGCCTCTAAATCGTAGGTTTTAGCGTTGTTTTCGTTGAGAATGTTGGAAGTCACAGCATCGCAGAACTTTATCGGCTGATAGGATAAAATCTGCATCCGTTGTTCAGGCAAAATAAACGGATTGTCCTTAAATGTAGAGTAACTCACATAGGTGGTCTCTTTTAGCTTCTCCTTTTCAATCCAGTGGTTTTGTTTCGGATTCCAGTCAAAGATGATAACCTTGGAACGCTGGGCGAGTTGCCGATATACTTCTTCCGAGAAATTGTAAGGCTCATTTATCCAGCAAATCGTTTGTGTCATCCCCATTGCATCATCTTCATCATCCAATCCTGTAAATCGCAGAATGTTGCCATTATTCCTGAAAGTCCAAGTATGATTGGTCTTGTTCTCCACAAGATACTGATAAAGGTTTTCCTCTTCAAGATAGGCATCCAACTCTTCTATGGTTATTTCGCCTCGTTCAAATTGCTTCTTCCTTACCTGTGGGTCTTTCAGCCATTCCCTCCAATCTTTCTCCACAATATCCCTGCAACTCTTCTGCGTGTCTCTTAGCACTGTTGCTGAGGAAATAGGATTATTCGCAAGGAAATTATACAGCACCTGAAAGTTACTCCAAGTCTTGGAACTCCTCGAGCTTCCCTCCTCAATGATAAGCTTATACTTGTGCTGCGTAGTGTTTCCGTTGGGTGTCTTTTCATTCAGCGCCCCCCACACTTCGGCAAACACTTTTGAAGCCTTGAATTTTATTTTTTTGTCCATATTTTCTAATTTAAAAAGCCCCACATTTCTGCGAGGCGATTAAAACTTAAAACTAATAAAATGAAAAATCACAAAAAACTTAATCTTCATCCTCTGGTAAGATTATTTCTACTTGGATAGCGGTCGGCATGGTGTTTATTTCCCCTGATACCTTTAACTTGGTATCTGCATTCCAGCCCTCCATTTTTGCCAAAATAGAAACAGCGCCGTTTCTTTCTTTAAATGATGGAATAAGGATTTGGTCGCCCACCTTTTTTGCCGTTCCTTTTGCAATATCTGATAAAATAGCCAGTGCTTCTACTTTTGTCAAAACAGCCTTTTTTCTCGCTTCTATTTCTGTTTTGGTAGTTTCCTCTATTACCTTATCATTGATTGATTTTTGCCATGCTTTTAGCTCTTCTTGGGCGTGTTTCCAGTCTTTATCAAATGTTGTTTTACCCTTTCCCCACTTTACCCCATATTTACCCCACATTTCCCCATGTGAAAGTAGAGGAGATTTCTTTAATTCCTCTAAAATCCATTGTTTGCGATGTTGTGGGGTGTTATTCATTCTTATATGTTTTGAGCGAAAGGGTGGAATCGAACCCCTCCTGTGTTTTGGAATAAACACTGTGCAACCATTACACTTCTTTCGCGTTTTTTCTTTCCGATATTGTTATTTTCTCTCCCTTATACATTCCAGCGCCAATTTCATCAATCTTTGAAAATGGGATTATTGGCACTGTAATTCTGCAGGTTTTGTCTATTAAGTAAATATATCTTAACTGATAACCTTTCAGTTTTTTAGCTCCTAATTTCAAATATTCACTTGTTGTTCTGTATTTGTGCGGAACCCCTAACAGAGCACATTGTTTTTTAATAATAGGAAGTGTGAAATGTGCCTCTATTGCTATTCTTGAAATTACATCTCCATTAGGAAAAACAATTAAACTGTCATTCTCTTTTATTTGTGTTAAATTAAATCCACTTGCTCTATAAATCGTTCCGTCTCCGCACTGCGCCCCATCTGAAAAGGATAAAATCCAACGAATATGCGGTGCGTTTTTCTTTATTAACTTAAAAGAAACAGCAATACAGCGACTTTCTGAGTTTTTAGGCAAACATTCATCAAACGCCATTCTGTTTAATTCTAACATTTCATTCCAAAGAACAGGCTTATCTTCTTTTGTGTGTACTAATGGCAAAACTTTTCTTTTATCTAATGGCGAGCCATAGCTCATTACCCCATGTAATTGTCCATCCAAAAAACAACCAAAATGCAACTTGCTATTCTGCACGACTTTTCCAGAGTAATGATATTTCTTTATAAAATCATTCGCTATATTGGAAGGTATCACTTTAACGATTATCTCCTTTGCTCTCCCCATTGTTTTACAATCAAATATAGTGCGTTTCCATTTGAATTTTCATTACCCATTGTTTCAACATACTTAAATTCTTCGGCTTGTTTTATTTTACTAATAGCGCTTTTTATCGCTTCAGCTTGCTCATCGGCAAGGGTAAAAGTCATTCCTTGGAAAGGCGCCTTGTCTCCGTGTGGCAGGTTAAATTCTTCCCCATATTCATTCAATAGTTCAATTTTGTCATCTTCTACCTCAATTCCGAGTTCTTCTAAATCCAAGTTATATTCCTCAGCAATTACTTCTATTTCTTCAACATCAAGATTGTAGTTTTGATGTGCGGCGGTATTGGCTAATATCTGCGCTTTGTAATAAGTGTCTGTATTATCTTCAATATCATTGCGGACAATTACAGGATATTCATTTTCAGCAAGGGTTATTTCCTTTGGAACAAAGCCCTTTTTGTCGAATTTTTCTTTTCGAGCGTGTCCAGAAATAATTGTTCCCTGCTTGGTTACGGATATACTTTCTATCACACCTACCTCGTTGATGGAATTTTCCAGCAATTCCATACCCGCTTCGGTGTGTTTATTTGTATTTCGATTACTTGGTTTTATTCTTATCATTTCAAATGCTTGTCTATTAAGTTTTTCGCTTCATCAAAGCTGTAGCATACAGCCGTATTCCAATTATTATTGCTCAACATGGTTAAGACCTCTAATTGGTTTTTTGTTGGTCTGTTGGGCTTTATTTTCAATTCTATCGCCAAGCCTGAATAAGTCTTATTTGGCTTGAATATTAAAATATCAGGCATTCCTGCTCTTACGCCAAGTCTTTTGAGTTTTGCTCCCTGCTGTATGCTGGTCTTTCTCTCGTTAGCGATATGGCAGAACAGCACATTAGGATATTGCAGTCTTAAATAACTGGCTACACTCAACAATAAATTATCTTCCTTATTCATTATCACAAATATAGTATATTTTCTTATTTAGAACAAATAAAAATAAGAATAAAAAAGCCCTGCTGGTGCAGGGTGGGGTTTGGTTATTCTTCGATTCTAAATGTTACATATCTATCATCATCTGAACAACAAAATTCTGTGTCAAATAGAGTGTTGCAGTAAATAAAAGTGTTGCGACCTTCTGCTGTAACAAGAAATAATTTATTCTTGCTGTCTTTAATTCTATCTTCAGACATGAAAGACTTCCAGTATTCTTGTCGTGTTTTACCCTCAAATTCTCCAAAATCCATTATGCTTCTACTTGCCAAGTCCCATTCTGACACTACTTCTCCTAACACAAACTCATCTTTTCCGCCTTGTCCAGCATACCCTGAATAAGAAGTATAAAGTTTTTTACCGATAAATTGTTCTACATTGAATTTGTTGATTTCTACTCTTTTCATTTTGTTTGATTTTAATTGTTATACTTTGTTCTATTTTGATGTTGCAAATATATAGATTTTTCTAAATATAAAGCAAATAAAAATATAGATTTTTCTAAATAATTTATTTAAGTGATTGATTTTCAGCGAGAAAAATTTACACAATATTTTCTAAATACATAATAATATTTGTTTAGAAAAATTTATATATTTGTAAAATGAAAAACAGAATAAAAGAAATAGCAAAAAGTAAAGGCTATACATTAGATGATATAGCCACTAAAATGGGCATAATATACAACGCCCTATATCAAAGATTATCTGTATCTCCAAAACTTTCTACATTAGAAGAAATAGCAAAAATATTAAATTGCCCTGTTCAAGAACTTCTGCCTGCACCTGAAGGATATGCACACTTCTACGATGATAAAACAGGCGAATGGTTAGGAATCAGAAAAAAATAAACTATGAAACTTACAGAAATAAAAATGCCGAAGTTTCTTTTGGCAGAAGAACCACAGGATAGGGTGTTTCATTACATTTACTCTCCACACTATTTATCATTGATATTGATTATTCCAGAGGATACAGCCACAGTGACCCTTAACAAGGATACAATCAAGAAACCTCGTAAAACTTATCATTATGGAAATGAGGTGTTTGAATTGGTTTTAATTCAGAACAATGTAGAAGCCACAGGAGGCGCTATGTCTCCTATAATATCCGAGACAGAGTTCTTGGATGAAGCATGGAAATGGTATGCTGATTACCTGAAATGGGAAGACAAGAATATAGACAATGAAACAAGGTCTAATCTGAATTGAGTTTAAACTAAATAAAAAAATCCCCCAAACAGGGGGATTGTATTTTATAGCATTTTAATAACCTTCAGCTTGTCTATTTTAAAAACATCATCTATTATATCTTTTGGGAGGGCAAAATACTCTTCAAAATCCTTGTCCTTATATCCCAATTCCTCTTTAAATAAAGAATATGCCGTTTTTATTGATTTAGGAGCATCAATAGAAACACTCTCTTTCTCCATTTTTCTTTCTCCATTTCTGCTTAATTCTGTTCTAAAATAAATTGCTTTTTGTTTATCTATACAATTCAGGTATTCTGCTCTTACAATAATTGATGCTTTGGAGGTAAGCCAATATTTTTTTAATATTGCTAAATCTCCTATTCTCATGCCATATAATGAGTTTTTTATATGCTTTTCAGGCATAAGAAATTGACTTGCAAACCTATTAGCCTCTCTTTCCTTGTTTCTATCTTCTGAAATAGGAAATTCATTTTCATTATGCATAACCAAATGTCCCAATTCGTGCGCTAATGTAAATCGTTTTCTGTCATTAGACATGTTCTTATTGATAATAATAATAGGATAACCTTTTTTAGTAAAAAAAGAAATTCCATCAAACCCCTCTAATGCTTCTATTTCATAAACGATTATTCCTGCATTTTCAAGAGCAGATATAATATCTTTTACTGGCTCATCTTCAGCTATTCCCATTGTTCTTCTGGTGTAATCTGCTATATAGTCTGTAGAAAAACCATCATCTACATTTAAAGATTTTACTTTATAGTCTACCCACTCCACAGAATCAGACATCTCATCAACTATATATCCTATTATCTGACATTGTTTTTCAAATCTTGATATATCTTTTTTACTTATTCCTGCTTTTTTTCTATAATTGTTATTGTCAAATGAAATATTGGTTTTTCTCTTATAAAAATCTTTAGGGAACCCTAAAAATTTAACAATCCTATTTTGAACATCATCGGACAAAATATCCAATCCCTTCTCAAACTTGGAAAGGTTAGATTGTGACAGTCCGACAATATTTTTTGCTAATTCTGATTGTGTCAGCCCTCTATATTCTCGTGCAAACACAAGTTGTCTGTTGTCCATAATGTTTTAAATTAAAAAAAAGGAGTTTCCAAGAATAATTAGTTATACATTAAGCTTGTTTTTTCTTCAAGCCACTCTTTAATTTTGGAGCATTTACCTCCTTAACAGATTTTTCTGCTTTCAGAATTGGTTTTATTACCCCTATATCATTTTGATTTATTGTAAACTTTATCTCTCCATCATCAATGTAAATCAATTGAGGATTGACAAAGTTACCAAATTTATCCCTTTGATAGCCAAAATATAAAATAGGTTCTTCACTATAGCCTGATTCAGCAAATAAATCTAAAACCTGATTTTGGCTAAGGATAGACTGAACATTTTGTGTTTTAATGTTCATTGGATACCCTTTTTTATCTAATTTCTTAAACAAAATAATATATCCATTCTTTCTAAAAACAATCCTTTTATGTTTACCAAAAAAAGTATTGTTTCCAAACTCTTTTTGCAATTCATACATAAAGGATGTTTGCATGATTGCAGCCTCAAAACCTCTCGCCCTTGATTCTGGCGGATATGAATTGATACTTTTATTTGCCCTGTTCAACGCTGTATTAAAAACATCAAACATTCGTGGCAAATCTTTTTTTAAATCTAATTTACAAGCATCAAGCGTTGCTAACGCCCTTTTTCCTTGTATCCTTCGCAAAGAATTCGTATCTTTGCCTATCAAAAATAATCTACTCATATTCTTTTAATAATTTAAATTATTCTTGAAAACTCCTAATTCTCTGTGGAGGCAGAGAATTTTTTATTACTGCAAATATATAAAAAATATAATATATTGTATATAATTTTTGCGAAAAATTGTATTATTTTCTCTTATTGAAAATATCAGCGTTATTTTTCAAAACCAGTTGGTCTTGTTGTAATTTTCAGGAAAAAGAAATAGCGAAGTTTATACCTCGCTATTTTTTTTTAATTCTCGGTTAAGATACCAAACAGCCTTTTCCAAGTCTTCCCTAAACTTTGCTGGGTCTTTCTTTCCTGCTCGGCTGATGTATTTCACAGCGTTGCCTAAATTAAAGTTCAAATTTTGGTCTTCTATAAAATCTATTACTTCAATCCTCCCAGTGTTGTAATGGCTTGGGTGGTCTACTTTTTCTTCTTCAAATGCTGAATCGTTCATAATTTACTTATTTAAATCTTCAAATCTTAATCCTCTTGCGTAGGTTTGGAAATTCATTTCTCTATGTTGAGGGTTTATAATGCTGTCAAAACTATCATCCTGCCACTGGAAGATGAGGTTTTTGGGCAAATCGTTGTCTATATCGTAGACTATATCATGTATAGAGAACAGGTAGTCTCCGAAGCACAAAAGTCCCATTAAATCATCTCCTACGGCATAGTCAAAGAACACTTCGTGTTTCTCCTCAAACAATCTGATGTATTCTTTTAGAGTTTCATCTAATTTGTCTCTTAATCGCATAGCCCTAAAACTTTTATTTGTTCTTCTGTTAGTAGTTCAAAATTTTCATAACAGACTGTCCTATTATTTCTAACTTTCATTTCAAAAGCTCCTACTAAGTGAGGTAGATAATTAAGTAATTTACCTACAACAACTATTCTTTTCTCATTATCCCAAAATTTACCCCACTTTCCTATATAATCATCGTAGTTAATAGGTCTTTCTTGGGTAAATCCTTGCAGTGTGTATTCTGTGAAAGAAAGCATTTGAGGCGTTCCTGCACCAAAAGAACCATCCGATGCATATGTAATGACATTACCTATATTATCAAAGAATACAATAATAGGATAATTATGATATGAAGTATCAAGTACCTCTTTAACTGTTCCCCAGCCAAATCTGATGTCAAAAACTCTATCTCCTTTTTTAAATATCGTTTTCATTCTCTATTTTTTTAATGATTATTACCTCTCGTTTACCATCTGCCTCAAAACGCTCCAACTCCTTATACAACTGTTTTTCATCCTTAACTTCAACATTCATTTCACGAACAAAGGAGAGTGTTCCTCTTGGGTCGGGAAAGTGTACGCTGTATTTATAGGTTATTTTGAATTTCATGATATTATTTTTTGTTACTGTTAAAATAGCATACTCAACTATATCTGAGTCGCATGTTATATATCTATTACCTAACTTCCATACCGAGTAGTATTCTGAATAAGATCTTCTATCTTCCTTTATTACATCTACTAAAACGCCTGTTCTTCTGGCTTCTTCACATTCGGATATTTCCTTAGAAGCGAGGA